TAATCCATTAACAGCTAATTTTTTTATTAAAGATGGGGTTGATTTTAAAATAGTAGTTGAGCCACAAGAGTATGATAATTATTGTAAATCAATAGGAGAAAAATATGTTTTGAAATTACCTTTTAAAAATCTAGGTGTTGGTAGTTATCCAGCTAGAAATTTTGCTTGGGAAGATAGTTTAAAAAATGGATATGAAAGACATTGGATATTTGATGATAATATACATAGAATAAGAAGGGTAAATAAAGGATTAAAAATACCATGTAATTCCAAAAAAGCAATGGCAACAATAGAAGAATTTACAGATAGATATGAAAATATAGGGATTACTGGATTTAACTATGGAACATTTGTTGTGCCAGGCACAAGTGATAAAAAACCATTTTATTTAAATGTTCATGCTTATAGTGCTATGCTTATTAAAAATAATATGCCATATAGATGGAGATTAAAATATAATGAGGATGTTGATTTATGTTTACAAGTATTAGATAATAATTTATGTACTATTTTAATTAATGCTTTTATAGTAGATAAAACAAGTACAGTAGCAAAAATGAAAGGTGGTAATCAAGATGAATTATATAAAAATAATGCTTATGAAAAAAAGGTTTTAAAAACCAAATCATTAGAAGAAATATGGCCGCAGTACGTTAAAACAATAATACGATTTAATAGACCTCATCATTTCGTAGATTGGAAAGGACACTTTAATCATAGTTTGGTTAGAAAAAAAGAAATAAATTGGAATAAATTGGAAAATTTGGAAAACAATTTTAAATTAAAAAAAGTAAAAGAAATTAAAAATAAATTACTTAATGATTATTATAATAATAAAAAATGAAAATATTAGTAATAGGTGGAGCTGGATACGTTGGAAGTAATTTATTAAAAGAATTAAATAAAAATAAAAATTATACATTGACATCATTAGATAATTACTATACTGGAACCAATACAAATCATATTGAAGGAGTTAATTATATTTATGGAAATAGTTGGGAAATAAACGAATTGGAAAAACATGATATTGTTTTTCATTTTGGAGAGTATTCAAGAGTGGTACCATCATTTCAAGACATTATATATTTATTTAAAAGTAATTTATATGGTACATCCAAAGTTATTGAACAATGTAAAAAATGGAATGCAAAATTAATCTATTCAGCATCAAGTTCTAAATTTGGAAATAATGAAAATCTTAGTCCATATTCATGGGTAAAATCTAAAATAGTAGAATTGATAAAAAACTATTCAGAATGGTTTGGTTTAAAATATGAAATATGTTATTTCTATAATGTTTATGGAAAAAATCATATTAATAATGGAAACTATGCTACTGTAATTGGCATATTTGAAAAGCAATATTCAGAAAAAAAACCATTAACAGTTGTTTATGATGGTAAACAAACAAGACAATTTACACATATTGATGATATAATTAGTGCTTTACTTTTAATTATTAATCAAAATAAAAATCATGAATGGTATTTAACAGCAGAAAAAAATTACAAAATAATAGATGTTGCAAGAATGTTTAGCAAAGATATAGTAATGATACCAAAAAAAAGAGGAGAACGTTATTGTGTTTATGAAATTCCAAATGATACTAAGAAAATTTTAAATTGGGAAACAAATCACACATTGGAAAATTATATAGAAAATTTTAAAAATGGGGAAGGGTAGAAAAAAATTACCTACCAAAATTAAAGAAATGCAGGGAACCTTAGATGTAAGTCGTGAGGTTGAAAATGAAATGCAAGTTGATTTGGTTCAACAAATACCTGAACCACCAGAATTGTTATCTGAAATAGGTAAAAAAGAATGGTATAAAGTTACTAATCAATTATATAATTTAAATATGTTACACAATATTGACTTAAGATTAATAGAGGCATATTGTAATGAAATAAGTTTATACATAGAAACTGAAATGATGTTAAGGGAAAAAGGTAGAATACAAGTTTTTAAACATCCAGATGGAACAATAAAACATGCACAAGCAGTACCATATCAAAAAATTGCAAAGGATGCTTTAAATACTGCATTAAAATTAGCTACACAATTTGGATTAACACCAGTAGCAAGAGCAAGTATTTCTGCTCCAACAATTAATAATAATACACAAATAAATAACTATTTTGACTAAATATTTTTTTGATAAAAAAGCAGCAAACAAAGCTATCGGTTTTATAGAAACATTTATAACACATACCAAAGGAGAGCTAACAAACAAACCTTTAAAATTGGAAAAATGGCAAAGTAAAATAGTTGGTGATATATTTGGTTGGAAAGATAAAAAAACAAATCTAAGAAAATATCGTACAGTATTTATTGAGGTACCAAGAAAAAATGGAAAAAGTACATTATGTGCTGCAATAGGATTATATATGTTGTTTGGTGATGAAGAAAGAGGAAGTGAAGTTTATAGTGCTGCTGGAGATAGAAGTCAAGCTGGTATTGTTTTTGAAATTGCAAAAGGAATGGTAATGCAAAATCCTGAATTAAGTAATAGAGCAAAAGTTTTTAGAAATTCTATTGTTAATGAAATGAAAGGAAATTTTTATCAAGCAATAAGTTCTGATTCAAAAACAAAACATGGATTCAATGCTAATTGTATAATATTTGATGAATTACATACACAACCAAATAGAGATTTATGGGATACATTAACTACATCAGTAGGGTCAAGAAGGCAGCCACTTTTAATAGCAATTACTACTGCTGGTTATGATAAAAATAGTATTTGTTATGAAATTTATTCTTATGCAAAAAAAGTTAGTGATGGTGTAATTAATGATGATACATTTTATTCTGTTATTTATGAAGCAGATAATGATGATGATATAACATTGGAAAAAACATGGATTAAAGCTAATCCTAATTATGGCATTTCTTTACGTAAAGAATATATGGAAAGGGAAAGTCAAAGAGCAATAGATGTTCCTTCATATCAAAATACATTTAGAAGATTAATGCTTAATCAATGGACTGATTCACATAGTGCTTGGCTAACATCTGGAGAATGGAATGCTTGTTATCAAGAATTTGATTATAGTATTTTAGAAGGAAAGGAATGTTGGGGTGGTCTTGACTTAGCATCAACAAGAGACTTAACAGCTTTTGTTTTATTATTTAATTTAGATGGGAAATTTATTTTTATTCCATATATATTTATACCAGAGGAAAACGCAAAGAAAAGAAGTGAAAGAGATAGTGTGGATTATGTAACGTGGTTAAGAGATGGTCATATTTATGGTACACCAGGTGATGTGGCTGATTATAATTTTATAAAAGCCAAAATAAATGAATTATCAAAAAAATATAGAATACAATCTATTTGTTATGATAGGTGGAATGCATCACAATTAGTTGTGGATTTACAAAATGATGGCGCTAATATGGACCCTTTTGGTCAGGGATTTGTTTCAATGTCAATGCCAACCAAAACTTTGGAAGCAGAAATATTAGCCAAAAATATTATTCACAATAATAATCCATGTATGAATTGGTGTATGAGTAATGTTGCTTTACAAGAGGACCCAGCTGGTAATATAAAAGTAGCTAAAAATAAATCAAAGGAAAAAGTTGACCCAGTTGTTGCATTAGTTATGGCTTTAGGGTGTTATTTAACAACAGAAAGTGCAGAAAGTATATATGACACAAGAGGGGTTTTAACTCTATAAATGTTAAAAAAAAAATTTTTAAAATCTTTTTATTTAAAAAAATTGTGTAGTATTATTGTGAAAATAAAATTTTCACTTTGACTTTACTAGAAAGAATAACTAACGTATTCATCCCAAACAAAACTCAAAAAAGAGATTTATCCATAACTAATTTATATCCAAATGCTAATGTTATGGATACAGAAAGAGCCTTAACACTAACAGCAGTTTGGTGTGCTATTAGGTTGTTATCTGAATCAGTATCTTCATTACCTATTTCTGTTTTTACTAGAAAACCAAATGGTGATAAGATAGAAGATACTAAAAATCCTATTTATAATCTTGTAAAATTCAAACCTAATTCATATCAAAACAAAATAACATTTTTTGAATTTATAATGTTAAGTATTTGTACTGATGGTAACGCTTATGCAAGAATCATAAGAAATAATGCTGGACGTCCAGTTGAATTAATTTGTCTTGACCCAGATAATGTAGAAGTAGTAATAAAAGATTATGAATTATTTTATCAAGTAAATGAAAATGGTGTTTATGATGCATCTGATATATTACATTTTAAAACAATAACTGACGATGGTGTAACTGGATTAAGCCCTATTGACCAATGTGCTAAAGCATTAAACTGGGGTGTAAGTTTAGAAGAGTTTGGCTCAACATTCTTTTCTAATGGAGCAAAGCCAAGTTCTATTTTACAAACTGATAGGGCTTTAAGTGACACAGCTTTACAAAGATTAAAAACAAGTTTTAATAATAACTATGGAAAATTAAGAAATAGTAATTCTACAATAGTTTTGGAAGAAGGATTAACATTTAAGCCTATTTCAATAAGCCCTGAACAAGCACAATTTTTAAGTTCAAGACAATTTAGCATAGAGGAAGTTGCTAGAATATTTAATGTGCCACCACACTTATTAAAAGATTTAAGCAAATCAAGTTTTAACAATATTGAAATGCAAAGTCAAGAATTTGTTACTTATACATTAATGCCATACATTACACGAATAGAACAAGAAATGAATCTAAAGTTATTTAGAACTAATGAACTTGGAAAAACATTTGTTGAATTTAATGTAAATGGCTTATTAAGAGGTGATGTAAAATCTAGAACAGAATCTTATAAAACAGCAATAACAAATGGATATATGTCAATTAATGAGGTTAGGAGAAAGGAAAATTTAAATGGTATTAAAGGCGGTGATAAATATTTCATGCAAATGAACATGACTACAATAGATAAAATAGGAGAAGATGCCAGCTAAAAAATGTAGTAATGGAAAATGGAAATGGGGTGAAAATGGCTCATGTATTTATGATTCTCAAACAGAAGCTGAGGAAGCAAATAAAAATTATAGGGCAGAAAATACATATAATGATTATCCAAAAGCTGCAACCAATAATGCCAAAAGGGCAATAAAATATAAAGAAGAAAATGGTAGTGATTGTGGAACATCTGTGGGATGGACTAGAGCAAGACAATTAGCAAACAGAGAAAGTATATCAAGAAAAACAATAGCAAGAATGGCATCATTTAAAAGACATCAACAACATAAAGATGTTCCTTATGATGAAGGTTGTGGAGGATTAATGTGGGATGCTTGGGGAGGGACAAGTGGTGTTGAGTGGGCTATCAGAAAATTAGATGAAATAGATAAAGAAGAAAAAAATTTAATAAATAATATTATGGAAAAAAGAATATTTAATATAGAAACTAGAGTAGATAGCAACGAAGATGGTAAGGATGTTGTTGTTGGTCATGCTAGTGTTTATGATTCAAGAAGTAACAATTTAGGTGGATTTTATGAGTATATAGAAAGAGGTGCATTCACAGATGAACTAATTGCAAATTCTGATGTACGAGCATTAATAAATCACGACCCTAATTTAATTCTAGCAAGAAATACATCTGGCACATTAAAATTGGAAGCTGATGAAAAAGGATTAAGATATGAATTTGATATGCCAAATACAACTTATGGAAAAGATTTAGCAATATCAATGAAGCGTGGTGATATTACACAAAGTTCTTTTGCATTTACAGTTGCAGAGGATGATTGGAGTACAGATGATGATGGTAATAATATAAGAACAATTACAAAAATTGATAGATTATATGATGTATCTCCAGTTACCTATCCAGCATATTCACAAGCTGAAAGTGATTTGGTAGTTGCAAAAAGAGGTTTGGAAGCATATAAACAATCATTAATAAATGATATTGAAGAAAATATTGAAGAAGTTGAAGAAAAAGAAAACAATTTAGTGAGGGGTTCTCTTATCTCATTAAATATTGAATTAAAAAAGAGAAAATAATAAAAAAAAATTATAAAATGAAAACATCAATTATTTTAAAAGAGGAAAGGTCAGATATTATTTCTCAGTTGGAAAACATTAAGGATGTTGCTACAACTGAGGAAAGAGATTTAACCTCTGAGGAAAACGAGCAAGTGGATGGACTTTTACAAGAAGTTGATAATCTTGACGTTCAAATAGAAAGAGCTGAAAAAATGGAAACTATTAAGCGTAATGCTGCAGTTGTTTCTGGTGTTACAGCTAAGAAAAATGATAAAGAATACAGAAATTGGTCTTTATTTAAAGCAATAAACGAAATCAGAAAAGGTGGTTTAACTGGTTTAGAAGCTGAAATGCATCAAGAAGCTGAAAGAGAAAATAGAGGTAATCTAGAAGGAATTGGAATGCCAACTTTCATGACAGAAAAAAGAACAACTATTACTCAGGGAACTTCAGCTATTGCACCTACAATGACATCAGCTTTTCAAGAAGGTCTTATAGAAGGAGCTTTATGGAACAAAGTTGGTCTAACTAATTTAGGTAATATGGCTGCTAACACTATTGTACCAGTTACTAAGACTTCTGCTGCAATTTGGGATACAGAAACTGGAAATGGTGATGATATAGGTGATAACTTTGAAAAAGTTACTTTATCTCCAAATAGAATAAATGGATATGCAGATATTTCAAACGTAATTTTAGCACAAAATGGTCAAGCTGCAGAAAGTGCTGTGATGAGAGATATGGCTAGACAAGTATCTAAAGCTATTGATACAAATATGTGGTCTACTTCAAATCAAGGTTCTGGACCGGGTTCAATTCCAGCAACTACTGATGTATTAACATTTACAGAAGCTGCTTATGGGACTGGAAGTGTTGCATCTGATATGTTAGAAGCAATACAAACTATTGCTAATGACCATGGATTAGATGGTAATTTAGGATTTGTAAACTCATTCCACGGTTATTCTGCTATAAAAAGTGAAGCTATGGTCGGTTCTGTTTCTCCATTATATGCAGATGATAAATTAGCTGGTTACCCAGGTTACTTTAGTGGTGCTGCAACTGGAACTGCAGGTGTATCATTTGATGGTATGTTTGGTGATTTTTCTAAAATTGTTTTATGTTCTTTTGGTCCAACTAATATTTTAGTTGACCCATATACAAGAGCAACTAATAACGAAGTTAGATTAGTATTGAACCAACACTATGATTGGAAATTAACAGATGGAAAAGCATTTGTTAAATACACTACTTTATTAGCATAATATAAGTATAATTAATTCAATAAAAGGGGTGGTGGAACTAACCATCATCCCTTTTTTTATAAAAAAATAATATGAAAACATATCAAGTAATAACAGCAGCAACAACTTATCCAATAAGTTTAACAGAAGCTAAAAGTCATTTAAAAGTGGATACTAGTGCTGATGACACTTATATTGAATCTATTATTAAGGCTGCAACACAATTATCAGAAGAATATACAAATAGATTTTTTATTAATACTACAATAGACCAAACTTGTAGTGATTTTAAAGATTTGGAAACTTTATTTAAAAGTAAAGTTAATGATGTTCAATATGTAAAATATTATGATGCTGATAATACTTTACAAACATTGGATGATACTATATATGATAAAATGTTAAGTTATGAGCCATCACAAATTCAATTAGCAAAAAATAAAACATTTCCAGATATTACAAAAAGAAATGATGCTGTTATTTGTAGATATACAGTTGGTTATGGAAGTAGTGCAAGTGATGTTCCAGAAATAATAAAACAAGCTATTCTTTTAACAATAGGAAATTTTTATGAAAATAGAAATAGTGTTATAATAGGAAGAATTGCAACAGAACTTCCACAAAATGTTAAATGGTTACTTGATACATATAAAGTACAAATAGTAGGATGACAATAGGCGAACTAGACAGAAGAATAGAAATATATAATGTTAGCACATCAGCAAATAGTTATGGTGAACTAACTAGAAGTTATAGTTTATTTAGGACTGTTTGGGCTGCAATAGAATGGAAGGGGGGAAGTGAAAAAATGGATGAATCTGATAAAATAACTGGAATGACTAAATTGCATGTTTATATAAGAAATTTAGATATGAGCAATTTGTCTTTACAATCTAAAATAGTATATGATAGCAAAGATTATTTTATAAAAGTTATAAATCAGATAGAAGGAAGAACCAGATTTTTAGAAATAATTTGTGAAAATAAAGATTAATGGCTGTTACTAGAAGGGGAATAGAAGTTTTTGGAGTTAAAGAAATACAGCAAATGTTTGCTCAATTACCTAAACAAATAAAAAATGGTGAAGGTAAAGCATGGAATAAATTTTGGAAAGAAACTAGCAAACCAATGCAAAGACAAGCGCAAATAAATGCAAATGCTATAAATTCCACTAGAAAAGGAACTGGGCAATTATCTAGAAGTATTGGTTTTTTTAGTACAAGAGCAAGTAGAAAAGCTATGGGTGGATATATTGGACCTAGAGTAAGAGGAAGGTTTGCAAAAAAAGCGGATGAAAATGAATATAGAGGAGATAATAAGAAAAAACTTTATAGCAAATCAGGTTTTTATGGTGCATGGGTAGAAATGGGAAGTCAAATTAAATTTGGTGGTAAAGGTTTTGGTTCTGACCAACCTTTTATGCAACCAGCTTTTGATGCTACAAAAAATATAGTAAATCTAAATGCTAGAAATGATGCAAATAAAGTTATGGAAAAATTAATAAAAAGTCATATGAAACGTACAGAAAAATATGGTACTTTAGGATATTAAAAAATGCAAATAGGAAAAGCAATATATAATATTTTAGCTAATGATAGTGATGTTAGTTCTTTGGTAGGCACTAGGATATTCCCTAATGTCGCACCACAAACAACACAATTTCCATTTATTATTTATGATATAACTGGAGTAAGTCCAAATGACACAAAAGATGGTGCAAGTACATTAGATACAAATGATGTTATGATTAGTTGTTATAGTGAAACATATTCACAAGCATCAGACTTAGCACAAAAAGTAAGAATTGCTATGGATAGGATTAACCAGGGTGATTATGGTGGTGAAACAATACAATCAAGTCAATTTCAAAGTTATAATGATATTTTTGATGATACTAGTGGTGATTCTGGTATTTATAGAAAAGCATTGGATTTTGAAATAAGACAAATTAACCCTACAAATTAAAAAATATGAAAATAAAATTAGAAAAAGATTGGAGAGCTTATGGTCAGTTAAATAAAGCTGGTACAATTTTATATGTTAAAAATGAAGATACATTAAAATTTTTAAAAGAAAATGGGTACATATACAAAGAAGAAAAAAAAGAAAAAAAAAGCAAAGTAAAAATTGCTAAAGAAAATAATTAATTAATAAAAAAATAAAAGAAAATGGCTATTTTAAATGGAACAGAAATAAAAGTTTATAGCTCTGGAACAACTAATCTTGTTGCCTTTGCTCAAAACTGTACTTTAAATGTAAATCATTCTCCTAGAGAAATTACAAATAAGGAAAGTGCTGGTTTTAAAGAAATCTTAGAGGGATTAAGAGATTTTTCAATTGATATTGATGGTGCTTATGCTTGGACTGATGCTGGTGGTTCAGCATTAACAAATGGAGCTGATGATTTATTAGCATCTAATTATTTAGGAGCAAATAGAACTGCAGTATCATTTATATTTGGTGATACATCTACAAATGATGTAAGTTATTCAGGAAGTGGATTTATAACATCTATGAGTTTTACTGGTGGTACAGAAGATACAGCAACATATTCTTTATCAATAGAGGGTACTGGTGCATTAACACAAACTGTAAACTAATAACATAGGTGATTAGCATTGGCGCTAATTTTTGTTTAGTGCCTTTGCTATGACCCTTTTAAACTAAACAAAATGAATTATACTTTTATAGAAATAAATAATAAAAAACTTCCAATTAAATTTGGATTTAATGCTTTGCGTAAATATTCATCCAAAACTAACACAACATTACAAGATTTGGATAAATTAGGGGTTGATATGACATTAAATGATGCTTTGGTATTAATTTATTGTGGTATTGAAGATGGATATAGAGCAGCAAAACAAGAATGTGAAATTAGTATTGATGACTTAGCTGATTTAATAGATGGTGATTTTGATAGTATTGGAAAAGCCATGGAAATATTAACAGAGCAAATGGGAGGCAATACGGGAAAAAAGCAGAAGGCCAAGAAGTAAATAAAAAACTTTCTTGGCAAGATTTAGAAAAAATTGCTTTTGGATATTTGGGAATGGGTGTAGAAGAATTTTATAACTATTTACCAAAACATTTTTGGAATAAGTTGGATGGTTTTTATGAGTTGGAAAATATAAGAGAGAGAGGAAGATGGGAAAGAACTAGATGGCAAACTACTTTATTGTTAAATATACAAATGCAAAAAGGTAAAAAATTAAAGCCAACTGATTTGATTAAGTTTGATTGGGATAAAAAGGAAACAGAAATAGATTATAAAAAGTTAAAGGATAAAGCTGAGTTTATTAAAAAAATGAGTGAGCATAAAATAAAAAAATAAATGGGTAAATCAGTAGGGTATTTGACTATTATGTTCGGTGCAAATCTAAAAGGATTTAACCGAGCTATGAAAAAGGCAAACAGAAGTATTGGAAAATTTGGTGCTTCTATGCAACGTACTGGTGAAACATTAACGAGAAATATTACATTACCAGTTTTAGGATTAGGTGCTGCTGCAATAAAAATGGCATCAGATTTTGAAGAAACAGATGCTAAATTTAAAACAGTATTTAGTAGTATTCAATTTCAAGCAGAAGAAACAGCAAGAACATTTGAAAAATCTTTTGGGTTATCAAGTTTGGCTGCCAAAAAAATGCTTGGAGATACTGGTGATTTATTGGTTGGATTTGGTTTTACTGAACAAGAGGCTTTAAATTTAAGTAAACAAGTAAATGAATTAGCTGTTGATTTGGCATCATTTACAAACTTTTCTGGTGGTGCAGAAGGTGCATCATTAGCTTTAACAAAAGCATTACTTGGTGAAAGAGAATCCATAAAATCTTTAGGAATTGCAATAACTGAAGCTGACTTAAAAAAGTTTGCAGAAGAACAAGGACTAGTTTTTAAAGAATTAGATAGAGTAGCAAAGGCAAATTTAACATTTCAGTTAGCTGCAAAACAAAGTTCAAAAGCAATAGGTGATTATGCAAGAACATCTGGAAGTTTTGCAAATCAAATAAGAAAATTAAAAGCAGATTTCACAAATTTAAGTGTTGAAATAGGCACAATGTTATTACCAGTAGCACAAAAAGCATTAGGTTGGGTAAGGGATATGATAAATAAATTTAGAGATTTAGATGTTGATAGTAAAAAAATCATTCTTGCACTAGGGCTTTTGGCGGCTGCAATGGGTCCATTATTATTAATGGCTGGTCAATTAACCATTGCTTTTTCAGCACTTTTTACTCCTGGTGGTTTGATTATGATGGGTATACTTGCACTAGGAGCTGGAATCATATATATTGCTGATAATTTTGCAGCAGTTAAGGAAAGATTATCAGATTGGACATGGTGGAAAAATGCTTTAATACAAGCATCTGCGTGGGTTATTGAATATAGTCCAATAAGTTTATTAATAAAAGGATTCAATGAATTATTAAGGTATTTAGATAAGCCACTATTAACAAATCCATTTGAAACTTTAGCTGAGGAAATTGAAGGATTGATGGATGATACAGTTGAATATGAAACAGAATTTGGTAGTTTTGCTGAGGCTATTGAAAATGGAGCTGATAAAGCATTTGAAGCATTAAAAAAACTTTCTAAAGGTTTTGAATTTGGTGGTGGTCAAGAAGCTACAACAACACTATCTCCTTTTGTAGCTAATCCTTTTTATGGTATGCGACCAACAACTGGTCCATTAGAAAAATTAGGCGATGAATTGGAAGAATTGGCGCGAAAACAAAAAGAATTAAACGCTGCAACTAGTATGTTTGAAAGTATTTTACAAAGTGCCATGACAAGTGCAGCTTATAGTAGTGAAGGATTTTTCAAATCATTTATACAAAATTT